CTTTGCCGTAGGGCGTGAGCTTCACCCAGTGGCCCGCGGTTCTGTATTCGAATCCCCAGGCCGCCATGACCTGCAGCGCCTCGGGCAGCTGAATGTTGCGCGCCCAGAGCCAAAGGATGGAATTCACGCCGGCCAGCAGCTCCACCGGCATCGCCGCGATCTCGTCAATCGGCATGGTCTCGTAATGCGCCTCCGGCGACTTGGCGTAGCCTTTTTCCGACCGCAACTCGGTCGGCCAGGGCGGGTCGGCCATGATCATTTGGAACCCGCCCGATGGGCGCAGCCGCAGGAATTCGGTCGTCAGGCTCATGCCGCCCCCCCCCCGCCGGGGACGTGCGGGCACGAGGCTGCCTTCCGCGGGATGGATGATCGTGGTGACGACCGGGCCGCGGTCGTCCTCGGAAATCATGTAGTGGTTGCCGTCGATGATCACGGCCGTGGCGCCGGCCTGCGCGGCCGCATCGACCCGGGCGCCGATCTCGCGCCGCAGCCGGTCCACGTCGAACCCCGCGACCCGCTCGAAGTAGCGGACCATGGCGTGATCGGTGACCCGGGTCAGCGGCTTTTTCACCGGCGCCCCCGGGTGTCGATCTGGTGGCGCCGGGCAATGGCCTTCAGCGCCTCCAGCACGGTGGCGATCTGGGCGGCGTCCTGCATCCGGTCGATGTCGATGGGCGCAGCACCCCAGGCCTCCGCGAACCGCGCCCGGATGAAAGCGTTGAGCCCCGCCGCCCCGGCCTTGTCGACCGCGCCCGCCTGGTGCAGCAGCTTCCACAGGACATGGGCATAGCGGACGTCCCCGCGCGCCGCGGGCTTGCGGAAACCGGGGCCGGGCGCGGCCTTGAAACCCTGCTTCTTGAGGGCTTCAACGACCGATTGAAGCTCGCGCCGGTCCATGTCGCGCAAGCTGGCCTTGCCGGTCACGCGCAGCTGCAGGTCGTGCCGGGTGTCGGCATCGAGCCCCAGCTCGCGGGCACCGACGTGGACCAGCCGGATCAGGTCGGCATTCGCGGTCATGCGGCCTCCGCCGCCCGCGCGCCCGGGCTGTCCGGCCGCGGGCCAAGCCCGGCCGACGCGGCGATGGTCTCCATGGCCGCCGCCAGCGCGGGGGTCATACGGGCCGCGATCTGGTTGCGGGCATTGGCGACGGTCGAATGGTCACGGTTGAACACCTTGCCGATCTGCGGCAGCGACCCCAGTCGCCAGGCACAGCAGACGGCCATGGCCAGCATGCGGGCGTCGGCAATCTCCTTGTGCTGGCGGACGCCGGTCAGCTGGCCCGCGCCGACGCCGGTCAGCTCTGCCGTCGCCTCGAGCACCCGATGGATCGGCTGGCCGCCCCAGAGCGCACGGCGCACAGCCTCTTTCATCGCGGGCGTCACGCCGGGCACGGTCGGCGCGCCGTCCTTCAGGTCGTCAAGGATGACCAGGACCTCGGCCCGCAGCCGGTCGTCGGCCGCCGCCACGCGCTTGCGGTGCGCGGCGATGGCGTCTTCGATCAGGCCGCGGGCCTCGTCGGGGGTCATTGCAGCGGTCCTTCCCATGCCGGCGGACGGCCCGCCGCGGTGTCGGCCATGATCGCCAGCACGTTCCTGCGCAGGTTCGCAGCTCCGCGGTCCAGCCAGGCCATCGGGTCCGGGTTGAGCGCCGCCTGCGTTGCAACGAGGTTTTCGTAGGCAACGATGAGGGCCAGCAGGGCGCAGCCGTCATTCTTCGCGTCGTCGAACAGCTTTTGCGCCATGGTCATGACGGTGCGGCGCAGCTCTGGGGACAGGGTTGCGGGTGCCATCGCCTCAGCCCTGACCCGCCACGAAGCCATGACCCGCCAGGAAGCAGAGCAGGAGCGCCATCGCGCTCGTGACGACCACCACGGCAGCTGCGAAGGCATCGTCGCCCGCGGCATCGTCGGGCTCGCGATCCGTCGTCGCCGCGGAGCCGAGGACGAGGGAAAAACACAGCGCAAGGACCTGCATGATGACCGCGCCCACGAGGAGGAGAATGGCAGACATGCCGCTCACTCCCCCGCCGTCGGGTAGGGCACACAGGTCCAGAGCACGGTCGGCGGCACCTTGTGCGGCAGCGCCTCGAACTGCGCCTCGAGCGCGGCGCCGAAGCCGCGGCACTCCGCCTCGGTGTCGAAGGCGCGCTGGATAGCGCCGCCTTCGCCGGGGGTCTTGAGGAGCGCGATCAGGATGAAGGTTTCCATGGCAGTTGTCCTTTCGGGGGGGTGGCGGGGGCGACAGCCGCCCCCTTGGGTGGGAGGGTTCAGGCCTTGGCCAGATCGATGGTCACTGCCTGCCAGGGACCGTCAAAGGTCTCGCGGCGGTAGCAGCGGACGTAAGACTTGGAGCCCACGACCCGCATCGCATCGCGGATCGCCTGCATCCCGCGCAGCCATCGCGGGTCCTCGATGTCGAGCCGCAGGAGCGTGTAGATCTGCGCCACGCTGACCTGCCCGGCCTTGTCGGTCTTGAAGGCATGCGTGACCAGCGCGCGCAGCTCGTCGCGCGCGCCGGTGGCCCAGTCATTGATGCACTCGTCGACCAGGTCCTTGGCGACCTGCAGTTCGGGGCCGAAGCTCACATAGTCGGCCACCTGCACGGTGACCTTCATCAGCCCGTCGTAGGACATCAGGGACTTGTTGCCCTTCGGTCCGCCGACCTTGGCGCCGTATTCCTGGGCAAGCAGCGCCTCGAATGCGGCGAGGTCGTCGCAGGTGTGGCCCTTGAACCGCGCGACCTGGTCGGACAGGGCCACGGCATAGCCCATGATCTTCCGCACCAGCTCGTCTTGCAGCTGGTGCTGGGGCTTCACCAGCGCGACGGGGACCAATCCGCCGCGGCCGTCGCGCAGGTGCGGTTGACCGTCGACGTCGACGCGGCCGTCAGGGATCGGGGCGGGCTGGAAGGCGCTGGTCATTTCTCGGGCTCCGGCTGTGCGGGTTGCGGGGGGACGGCGAGGGCAAGCGCCGCGCGCAGGCGGCGGGGGCCGCCGGTCAGCGAGAGGACGTCCGCCATCGCCCAGGTCTCGTCGGCCGAGACGGTGGTGATGCCGCGCTGGCCCTGGGCGCATTTCGCCATGCCGCGCTCGGCCAGGGTGGCGAGGTCCCCGGCCGACAGCGGCCGCTCGCGCCCGCGCCTGGCATGGGCTTCCAGGCCTGCGGCGATGGCTTCGGCCACGGCATCGGGATCGGCGGCAAACTGCCGGACGGCGGTCATTTCGCGGGCTCCTTGCGGTTCAGCGGGCAGGCATTGCAGGCGTGGAACATGCGGGCCCGGTGGGCGTTGGTCGGAACGAAGGTCCGTGCCTTTTCGCGCCAGTCCTGGCAGGCGACCGTCGACAGGTCGCCCAGCACCGGGCAGTCGACCGTCGCCGCCATCAGCAGGCCGCGGACGCGCTCCTCGAGGTTTGCGGTCGAGGCGCCGTACTTGTTGCGCAGCACCTGGTTGATCGCGCCCGGCGAGCGGTCGAGCCGCCGGGCGACATCGGATTGCGTGCTTTCCTGGCAGGCGCGGGCCAGCGCCCGCACCCAGTCGGGCGCCTTGCCGCCATAGGCGGCGTCCGCGGCTTCGAGCAGGGTCAGGGCCATGTGACCACCCCCGGCATCGCCTGCACCTGGCGCAGGTTGGGATCGAGCAGCGACAGCACCCGCTTCACGACGGGCGCGCGCGGGCCGGTGTTCCGCGCCAGCCGGTACTGCGCCTCGCATTGCCCCGGCACCGCCTTCCGGGCGACGGCCAGGTATCCCGCTGCCACCAGGTCGCGGCAGTAGGTCCTGGCGTGGTCGACCGAGACCGGCGCCTCCTCGGTATCGGCATGCGCGGCAAGGTCGGTCGGGGTGAAGACCCGGAGGCGGCGCATGGCGGTCCAGAGGTTGAGCGCGGGGGTGCGGCGGCCGGTCCCGGTCTCGGGCACCCAGCCCGGCGCGATGCCGTAGATGCGGCGCTGGTTTCCGCGGCCGCCCGACCTGGTCGTGATCCGGCCTTCCTGTGCCCAGCGGCGGGCGGCGAAGGTCGCGAGATCGAGGCTGATCCCGGCGGCGTCCGCCAGTTCGGCATAGCCGAAGGTTTCCAGTTTCAGGGCCGCGTCCCAAGCACCGGCGATGGCGGCCCTGGACCGTTCGGAGGTGAACACCTTGACGCTCATGCCGCCCCCCGGCGCCGGGCGGCCTCGGCCAGCAACCCGGTCCGCGCCACCCGCATCTGCGGCGGCTGGCCGGTGTGCATCGGCCGGTCGCCCCAGTCGGCTGCGGCGACGCGGGCAAGGCCGCGCAGGGCGGCGAACTCGCGGATCGCCGAGAGGTTCGTCGCGGCATAGCGGTGCGACCCGCCCGCGGCCTTTTCCACCCGCGCCCGCAGGTCATCGGCGATGTCCACCCCCCGCGCCCAGATGCGGGCCAGGTGGACCATGTCGGCACCGGTCAGGGGTGCGGCCTCGGCCCATGCCATGACGCGGCCGTGCACGCGCGGCCAGGCCATCAGCTTGTGCGGCAGCCGGTCCTCGCCCATCAGGATCACCGGCACCTGGGTCAGGTCGTGCAGCTTGCGGATCGTCTCGATCTGCGTGTCCTTCAGGACCAGGTCCGCCTCGTCGATGATCAGCGGGCGTCCGGTGCGGCCGAGTTCCTCCGCCGCCTGGTCGAACAGCCGCGCCGCGGTCGCCAAGGGCCGCAGCCCCAGTTCGATCACCATCATCTCCAGCAGCTTGCGCGCTCCGCCCAGCGTGGGGGCCTCGATGTGGCAGGCATTCAGCTTGTTGACCGCATAGGTCGCGGCGGATGTCTTGCCCTGCCCCGCGCGGCCGTGGAAACAGGCCATCCCCGGCAGGCCGTGCGCCCGCCCGGCCACCTGCCCGATCAGGGACAGGAGCCGGGAGACGTTCTCCAGCGGCGCCACGTTCCCGAAACTCTTGTTCTCGTTGCTCACTGCCTGCCCCCAAAATCCGCCGCGTTCATCCGAAGATCGTGTCCCCGTGCTCGTCCCAGATCAGACGCTCGGCGAAGTAGTCGCCGGTGGTCTTGAACGCCGTCAGCCACCGCTCCTGCTCGACGGTGACCGGCTCGCGGCGGGCCAGCCGACCTTCCAGTTCCAGCGCGCGGCGGAACAGTTCGCGCGGGCTGTCAGGGACCTCGGCGGGCGACGGCGCGCCGGGCAGGCGTGCGGTCAGGTCGGCAACCACCGCCCCGCCCGGGGCGACCGTCGCCGGGCGGTCCGCCTTCGGACCCTTGCCCTTGCCGAAGACCGGCTTGACCACCTTGGCCTCGGGCCGCGCGGCAGGCTCGACGGCCACCGAATCCAGCATGGCGCCCAGCTCGACCGCGGTCAGGCGGCGCTCCGCCTGCAGCGCGCGCTTCTCGGCCTTCATCCAGTCGGACCGGGCACGGGCATGGACCCGCGCCTCGTCCATGTCGAAGAAGCCCGCCTTCTCGCGGCAAGGCGCCTCACCCAGGTAGGCGTTGGCAGCGGAATAGACGTGGACCCCGGCATGCAGGTCGGCCGGGTCGAAACGGATGATAACCCGCTCGCCCGCGATGTCCTGGCACCAGGGCGCCCAGAAAACGTTGCCCATGAAGCGGATCAGCCCGCTGCCACGCTCGGCCCGCAGGCCCTCGGCACCCAGCAGCCAGAACCGGCGCTGCGCGGCCGTGGCCTTACGCACTCCCGCGGTCGGATAGGCCTCGTTGAAGACCTGGGCGAAGGACCGGCCGCAGGCGACCTCGTTTCGGCGGTCAGGGCGTGTGTTCCACTCCTCAATCCCCTCACCCAGGACGCGCAGAAACTGCTCGAAGGGCACCGCGTGGGAGGCATAGTTCTCGGGCTTGGCGTCGGGCTTGTTGCCGGTCCAGGCGCCCGCAAACCGCGGGTCCTTGGAGATCGAGGACGAGATGTCCTTGAAGACCCGCTCGATCGGCTTGGACTGGCCCGCATAGGGCGTGGCCCAGTGCACGGTGCAGCCCAGCGACACGAACAGGCCCGGGATGTCGTCGTCCTTGACCTTGAACCGGAACCGGGTCGAGGCGCCGCCGGTGACCGCCTTCGCCGCGAACTCGCGGCCGTTGTCCATCAGGACATGCTCGGGGATGCCCCAGGCCTCGATCATGTCGCCCGCGGCCAAAAGGACGGCCGTCGAATTGGGGGTCACGTCCACCCGCCAGGACAGGATGCGGCCCGAATAGATGTCCTGGAAGGCCACCATCTGCGGGCGGCCCACGACCGGCGCCTCGCCCGGCCGCGCGGGCCAGCGCACGAAGACGTCGAACTTGTGGAAGTCGGCGTTGACCGCCTCCAGCGGCCGCATTGCCGTCTTGTCGCGCACCTGCGGCGGGAACATCCGCTTCAGCGCCTCGACCCCCTTGCGGGCGAGGACCAGAACGGCCGGGCTGACGGCAGCCTCCAGCCGTCGCTGCATGGTGCGCTCGGACAGCACGTCCCAGCCCTGCGCCTTGGCCAGCCGCATCGCCCGGCGGTAGCAGTCGGTGAAAGGCGGTTCTTCCAGCCGCAGGTAATCCGCCTTGATCGCGTCGAAAAAGGCCGGATCGCAGTCCTTTACCGCGCCGCGCGCCTTGCCCGCCCGGTTGCGGGGCGCGAGCCAGGCCAGCCGGTCGGCGGCCACAACCCCCTCGATCATGGCGAACCACGACCAGATCGTGCGCGCGCCGACCCCGTCCATCCGGGCGACCTGCGCCACCGCCAGATGGCGGCCGAGCGTGCCTTCCAGCGCCTCGACCTTCTGGATAACCAGAAGCCGCGCCTGCGCCTTGGCCTTGACCTCGGCGGGCAGCTTCTCGAACCAGGCCCATTGATCGTCCCGGCTGACCGGAACGGCGACATCGGCGACCGCCACCTCGGCCAGCAGCCGCGCCTTCGCCCGCGACGGCAAGAGCTGCCAGGAATACTCCCAGCCCCCGCCCTTGCCCGCCCGGCGCCGCGCAAACCCAGCCTGCGCCCGCCAGCCCTGCCGGTCGATCAGCGCCTGAACCCCCTGCCGGGTCTGCGGCACGTCGGGCAGGCCAGAGGCGGCCAGCTCGTCGGGGGTCCACCAGGTGCGGGCGGGGAGGAGGGTCATTGGACCCTCCGGATCAGGGTCAGGGCAGTCAACGGCACGAAGGCGACCTTGCGCTTCGGTTCGCCCGCCTTGTTCCAGTCGCCGCCATCCAGGTAGACGACCTTTGCCGTCCGCTTTTTCGGCTGGATGGCCGTGATCTCGCCCAGCATGGTCAGGCGGCCAAAGGTGCTTTCGCCCTCGAACTCGACTTCGTCGCCGATCTCGATCTCATAGGGAAACTCGTCTTCGCCAGAGTCGCCGTAGAAGAACGCGGTCTTCGCCATCACGCCGCCTGCCCCTCGTCGTCATGGCTCGAAACGTTCCCAGGCTTCGCCCGGCCGGCCAGCGGCGCTCCCTTGTTCTGCGCCTCCCAGACCTCCTGCCGGTATTCCAGAAGGAACCGCTTGCGCGCGGGCGCCCCAGCCCGTTCCCAGGCACTGGAAAGCGCCTTGAACTGGTCTTCAACCGGGTCTTTCACCGCGGGCGCGGCGCCGGGTTTCAGCGACCGGCGGGCTTCGGCGATGGTCTTCGCCTTCCCGGTGGCAAAACGCAGGACCGCCTCATAGCGCGTCGGCGCGTCACAGCGGGCAAGCTCGGTCAGGTCCTTCAGCGTCACCGGCCGGGCGGCCTGCCGCAGGTGCGCCAGATCAGGCGGTGCGAGTGCCGCCCCGGCGGCGATCAGGCGGCGGATGTTCCGCTCGCTCATGCCGAATTTCTCAGCCGTCACGGCGGCGAAGGATGCGACGGACATCGTGTCCGCCGCATCCCAGCGCTTGGCCGCCAACTGCGCGCCGATGTTAGCCTTGGCCTCGGGATGCAGCCGCTCGTAGACCTCCTTGCGGCGGGCGAGGAAGACGGCGGTGTCGAGCGGGTTCAGCTCGGCCCCGGCGAGGTTGTCGTCGATCTCCATCAGCCGCGCCCAGTCGTCGGTCACATCGACCCAGACGCGCGCCTCGACCGTCTCCCAGCCCAGCCGCCGCGCGGCCTCCAGCCGGTGGGCCCCGGCGATAAGCACCAGCACCCCGCCCTTCTTGCGGCGCAGGTGGACCGGGTCCTTCATCACGCCGACGTCGCGGATCGAGGCGATGATTGCCGCGACCCCGGCCTCGCTGACCGGCCGGATGCGTGACCCGGTCTCGATCTCGGCCACCGGCACTGGGCCGGTCATCTGGAGGGTGGGGTGTTTCATTGACCGCCCCGCCGGACCAGGTTCCGGGCCCTCTCCAGGCGGACAGCAAACGCGGTAAAGTTTCGCACGAGGCTGTAAGCCTCATCGCTGGCGGTTGCTATTTGGGCGGCCGCCTGCGCGGCCGCTCCAAATGCTTCAGACCGAGCACAGGTCCGCAGCACGTTCACAAATCGTGCTACTTCGTCCGAGCGAACGGCGAGATGCTCTACCGTCCGATCCAGCATCTCTCGAAGGCGCAGGTATTCAATTTCGGCAGAGTTCTCGCTCATGTCACCGGCGCCTTCGTCATCGTGTAGAGGTGGTAGAAGCCCCGCCCGTTCGGGCGCTGGCGGCGGACACAGGTGATCGTGGCGCCGTGCTGACGCAGCTCGGCGATCACGGCGTTGACCGCCACCACCTGCGCCTTGCGCACGATGGCCCGCGTCGACTGCGGCCGCCCGCCGTCGAGGACCCGCAGCACCCGCTGGAGCCGGGGGCTCGACAGCGGCGCCGCGTGGATATGGCCGGTGGCGCGGGCCATCAGCGCTGCACCCCCGCGCGCTTGGTCATCATCGCGAACCCGGCCGGAACCGGGCCGCCGTCACGCTTGCCGCAGTCGCCGCACAGCCGGTTGTGCCTGCCGTCCGACCGGAACTCGGCCTGACAGCACATGCACTTGCGCATCCCGCGCCCGGCGCCGGCATCCGCCTCGCGCCGCGCCTTGTCGGCCGCGGCCTGGGCATAGGCCTTCTCCCGGGTCGGGCCGAACAGCATCGATCCGTCCGGACCAAGGACGACCCAGCCCTTGCAGGACTGGAACACCACGCGGATTCCCCGCGTGATGATGTCGCCCCGGTGACCCGCTTTCGACCCCATCACCCGCGCTCCTTCTTCGACAGGAACGCCGTGATCCGGCCGGTCACCTTGTCCTCGGCCAGCCGGTCCATGGCCGCGACCATGGCATCGACGGCCCGGGCATAGTCGGCCACCGCCTCGTCGTTCAGGACATCGACCGACGAGCGCGCCTTCACCGCCGCCCGCGCATTCTGCGCGACACGGTGATTGGCCAGCAGCTCCAGCCAGGCCCAGGGCACCGGCGAGCCATAGCCTTCGGGTGCCGGGCTGATCCCGGCCTGCCGGGAATTGTCGGGGGCGCCGGTCACGGCACGACCCCCATCCCGACGGCAATCAGCGGCAGGACCCAAAGGCCCAGCACGAAGATCGCGACGATGGTCAGGAACTCCAGGACGGGCCCGGCGGGCCCGTCCTCGATGCGCTGCAGGGCGGCCAGAAACCGGGTCACAGCAGACCCGCCTTGACGGACCGCACCGCCTCTTCGGCCGCAACCGCGACCTGCTGCCCACGGGCCAGCGTCTGCTCGATCTCGTCGGCCAGCGCCCGCAGGAATTCCGGGATGGCCGCCTCGCTGCCCTCGCCCAGCAGGCTGTCGCCCACCCTGCGGACAAAGACCGCCAACTCCGACAGCGGCGCCCCGGCCATGATGTCGAGCACGTCGACAAACGCCTCCGGATCGACGAGCAACGCCTGCGCAACATCGTGCGTGGTCGCAGGGATTGTCAGCGCACCGTCGGCCATCACTCGACCCCCGCCTTCGAGGCGCGGAACCGCAGGCGGCGGGTCGGCTGGGTCATCCCTTCCTCGCCCGTGCGCGGGTTGCGCACCTTGCGGGCGGGCTTGTCCTGCATCTCGAAGATGCCGAACCGGTGCAGGAACACCGTGTCCCCGGCGCCGGTGCGGCGCTGGATCAGGTCCAGGAAGTGGTCGATGGCCTGCGCCACATCGCCCTGGCGCATGCCCTTGGCAGCCGCCACCGCGGCGACCAGGTCGCCCTTGTTCAGTCTTGCCATGTCAGGCTCTCCAGAGGGCGTTGTTGCAGCGGAACCGTGAAGACGACCGACACGCCCTCGGCATCGGCCAGCACGGCAGCTTCGAAAGTCTCCGCCCCCCCCCGCCATCGCCGCGGCGATGGCCCGGCGCAGCGCCTCGTCCAGCGCGCGCAGCTCGGGCAGGGTCAGGGTGGACAGGTCGGGGGCGGTCATCAGCCGGCCTCGCCGTCCAAAGATCGTTGCGCGGGCTCGAGCGATTGACGAACCTCGGCAAGGTCGATCAGGGGGAGCGACTCATGCCGGACCTCGACACTGACGCCCACGGAATTGCCGCCCGCCTCGAGCTTCTGGTCGAGGTCTGGCTGGTCCACGCTTCCGTGACCTGCCGAAACGACACCGCCAACGCCGACCTTCTGATCGGAAGCCTGCGGGCGATGGCCGAAGACCTCGACCGAAGCGACCGGGTTGACCTGGCCAACACGCTCCTGGGCTGGGTACATCGCCTTGAGACGGTCGGCCGCGAGCTTGCCGAGTCGCTGCGCGACAGCTGAAAGGCGCTCTTTTTCCAGTTCCGCGCGGCGCTCCCGCTGAAGCTCGCGCGCGGCTTCGAAGTCGAAGAACTCGTGGAAATCCATCAGCCGGCCCTCCGCAGAATGGCGGACGGCCGTGGGCGAGCGAGCGCGGCCTTGTCGGCAAGCCGGGCCAGCGCGCCTTTCTTCCACTGCGGGGCGAGCGCGGCCTCCCAGTCGGGCTCCGGAACCATGCGGATCAGCCGCAGGTGGTTGTACAAGGTGTGCTTGGCGATGCCGGTCTTGGCGCTGACCACCTCCATCGCGGCCACGCGCGCCATGCCCGCCTCGACCAGCGCCGCGATCTCCCGCATGTTGGCCACCCGGGCGCGCGCCGTGGCCTGATGCGCTTCCGACAGGGTCGCGAGATAGGCCCGGTTGATCAGCAGGCGGTGCTTGTCGATCACCGCGATGGGGACCTCGGTCCGTGGGGCCTCAGCGTGTTGAGGTTCGGCACGCGCCCCACCCGGGACAAGCCGTCCATGACGCCACGCCATGAACACCGTGACCAGCCCGATCAGCACCTCGTTGGCCAGCGCCGTCTCAGACCGCGCTGTGATGAACAGCGCCTGACCCTCATTCAGAAGGTAGTCCTTGATCGGCCGCCCGCCCTTCTCGGAGGGGTTTTTAGCCACCGTGGCTGAAAACCCCCCTCCGAAGCGAAGGAGCGACGTGGTATGCCGCTCCACCAGCCGCATCATCGCCTGGCGGTTGGCAATGCCCAGCCGCTCACCCAAGAGTGCAGCCGACATTCTCGGCTCGCCATCTCCACCCGGCACCAGTTCCGCGATGTCGAACATCAGGCCCATCACGCGGCCCCCTTCTGCAGGGCGGCCATGTGCTCGCGCAGGCGCTGCTCGTAGGCCTGCCGCACCAGGTCGCGACCTGCCACATCCAGCAGCTTCGCCAGCAGCGCCTTGCCTTTCGGCCCGCGCCCCTGCCCGAAGGTCGCGCTGCGCACCGCTCCGGGCGTGAAGCCAGAACGGGCGCACCACTCCTCCAGACGGATGCCCTTGGCGCGCAGGGCGCCCATGATCGCGTCGTGAAGGATCGCGCCCGGCTGGAAGTCCGAGGGTTTCGGTGCCATGCTTCCTCGCAAGAATGCGGTTGGTCCGCTTAGCAAACCAAAGTATGGTCCGAAAATTGGACCGTCAAGAGGAATTTGGCCGGAAATGCTCGACAGTCCGGGTAAGCGGCTAGCCTCGTTTCGTGCTTCGATACGATTGAGCCAGCGCGCCTTTGCCGCCGAGGTCGGAACTAGTCACCCGCGCATCGTGGAAATGGAGAAGGGAAAGGCGGCTCTCTCGACTGCGTTTCTTGCTAAGATATCAGCGCGTTACGGCGTTTCCGCCGACTGGCTCCTGCATGGCATAGGGGACATGCTGATGCCCCATGGCGGCTTCGGCGGGGACGGCAGCGCCCCGCGGGTAGAGCCGCCGAATCGCGATCAGCCGATCCCGGCCGATCTGGTCATGGACCAGGTGAAATACGTCCGCGTGCGCCGGATGGACCTCGACGTCTCTGCCGGGAACGGTCTGGGCGAAACGGCGGAGGGCCCGGGCGAGGCGGTCCTTCTGCCGCGCGACTGGCTGGTCAGCCGCCGCCTCGCGCCCGACATGTGCGTGCTCGTCCGCGTCCGCGGCGACAGCATGGCCCCGGCGATTCCGGACGGCGCCTTTCTCCTGGTGAACGGCGCCGAACGCCACAGCGGCCAGCCCGGCGTCTACGCCCTCACCTGGCGCGGCGAGGCCTTCGCCAAGCGCCTGACCGTCCTGTCGCGGACGGCGGATGGACGCCCCGAGGCGGTCCTGCTAGTCTCCGACAATGCCGCATATCCGCCGGTCACCATCGCAGGCCCCGACCTCGCCGAGCTGCGCATCGCAGGCCGCGTCCGGGCGGTGTTCGCCTTCCTCTGAAGGCCCCTCAGCCCGAAAACCAGTTGCTAGTTGCGCGCCCGTTCCGGCCGCCGCCCGAACCGCTCTTTT